TCTTCATTTTTCGTTTCTTTATCTACAAACATCTGCAAATATTCTCTTCCACCATCAAAAGGCATATCTAAATCAACGTAAACATCATTATCTGCATTAATAGAGATTTTTATTGCTTCTGCACCCAAAAGCCAGCTATAAACATCTATTTTCATTTTTACAGCGCCATTTACCCCCAGCTCTAAGCTATTATCAGCATAATTGTATCTTGCATTGGTATATTCCCATAGCTCCGGATTTAAAGTTTTTATTATATCATCTGTCCATTTCATACAATCACAACCTTTTAAGACATTTCAATAATGCGCACTGGTACATCAGCAACGTCGGCAATAGCGTAAACGGGAGTATATACATTAGGATTAAAATCTAGTTCTATTTTTTGTTTTGGCAATATAGGAAAACCATCATCCGCAGTAATAAGTTCACCGCCTATATATACAATATCTGTTTCGGACTCATTATAAATAATCATCTTAAACCTATTTTGTACTGCTGTATCTTTTGCAAAGAGCTCCACTGCACTTGTTCCTATTAGTTTTTTGCCTGTAACAAGAGGATTATTTATTCTTATCTGACTAAAATAGTTATTCTGACTGTTTATAAGCGTTTTTATATCCCCTAAGGTTACTTCTGTAGCTACTATACCTTTAATGTCGTTTAAAGCCGTTTTAACGCCGTTTAACGTCGCTTCTGTTGCAACTTTGCCTTTTAAGTCTGTTATATTTGAATTCACATTATTTATTGAAGTATTTATAGTATCCTGTTTATCAGATGTAGCTGCCCCAGTCGGTAATGGCGGGGCTATGTCTGTTCTAACAATTAGCCTACCTTGCGGGTCAAAACTTGCTTCTACTCTTGTTCCTGCATTAACTCCCGTAGGCATATTCGAAGGATTAACAGCTTTACCGCCTATTTTAACAGGATTAGTATCATCCGCTTCACCTTTTGCTTTATCTCCAGTAACCAGCATAGCCCCTTCATTGCTTCCTCTCGCTGGTACAAAATTCCCATCCGCCTTAACCAATTGTGGGATGGGATAATTAGCATCATCTCTAAGTAGTTTAGGCATTACATCACCTCCGTTTCAAATTCAATAGAGAAAAATGGCAAAATGAATGCTGTACTTCTGATTGCAACAGGTTTTATTGCCTTCCCTCTAGCAATAAAACCATTCCCTGCTTTTTCTATATCTACGGATGAAATTATTGCTATCTCATCTAAATAGCGACTTCGTAAGTATACTACGTCGCCTACAGAAGGTTTTTGGTTTGTTAAAATACTAAACTCATATACATTGTTGTATACTGACGAAAAAGACCTTATTCTGTTGTTTATCAGTTCTGCAGATTCCCTTGAAAAAATATATAACATTTCTAATAGGTTGCTGCCTGCTTTTGTTGTGCCAAATGTCATAACAACAGGTTTACCAAAGACTTTTACTTCCGACGTGATTACATCTACAGTTTCATTTATTACTTCTATTTCTACTTTGCTTGTTGATACATCTAAAACTCTGCATTTTGCATTTGTGCTGTTTGCATACAAAAACAGCGCAGGCTCAAAAGTCACCTCTACCACCTGCACTGTCTTTGGCGCTAATTCTATTGTTGTTTTTGCAAGTTCTTTTTGTTCTCCTAACCTAATATCTGTAACAAACTTTATACCTGCTTCTGTTGTAATTTTTTGGGTAGGGAATAGCTCCGGTGCATTTTCAAAAGTATCAATAATTAGAGGATTTTCTCTATTTCTACCAAACCCTATATCATATATACCGATTTGATTACCCCCCTCATATTTTGCAAAGATGAGTAGTGATTTTGCTATATTATCCCATGCTTCATCTGCTTTTGATGTTATCCAAAAAAGAGGAAATTTTTCGTTTCTTACTGTATAAAATACAGTTTCAAATCCTAAAGCTTCCCAAAATAACTTTACTGCATCCTGCCCTTTTATATTTCTTTTCAGCCTAATAAATGGTGCTTTCTGTTCTAAGGCCATAGAGGCTTTGTCAATTCCTCTTATTCTTGCATTTGATGATGAAATTGGTGCATCCCATTCAGTAATGATAAATTCCATCCCCTCAACCTCTATAATGCATCCGGTCCCAATACGCCCATAGTATGGGCTGTTTACATTTTCTAAAGACCATTCTCCATTTAGGTTTGGTATTTCAATCTCAACCTCTAAAACGGCGATTGTTCCTATATTGCTTATTATTTCATGAGCAAGTTTTTCATGGAATTTTAGCTGCAAATCTTCTGTTTCAATTATAGTGCCATCTAATAAATATATTTTCACCATTTTAATCACCGCTCTATAAAAGGTATTGAAACATCTCTGTAAATTTTTTGCCCATCCTTGATAAAATATAATCCTGTTTTGATATCTCCACGATAAGCAGTAATATCATACTGCCTTCCTGCATATTCAAACTGCAGCCTAAAAAACGGGCTACCTGTTGTTCTTTTATTAGCGTCGAGAATATTTTTTATCTGTGCTAATTTATCTTCAGTGATAGCCTTCCATGTAACATCTATTCTTATTTTTGAATTTATCCATTTTGCAAATAAATCACCTGTTTCCGGGCTTCTACCAGCTTCCTTCAATATGTCTGCATCTAAAAACTCAATATCAGATGGGGCTGGTAGTTTCTGCCCGTTTACGTAAATATCATACCCCATAAACTTTGCCCCCCTCTATCCAAATTTAATCCCCAGCCTTTTTGCTACTGTTGCAAAATCTTCAATTGTGGCTCTTGCTAATTCACGTCCATTGATTTCAAGTACAATCACTTTTTCATCATTTCTACTACTCTGTACAATTGCTTCTGATAATGCTGTTCCAATTGCATTATATACAGCATCATATATAGCCCTAACAAATGGACTTGATGTGCTTAATGGTATAACTGCTTCTGGCCCGGCTTCGCCAATTAGTGCAGGTGTAGGCTTTGTAACAACTCCTCCAGCAGCCATAGGGAGAAGAGAAATGTATGGTATGTTAAATCCCCATGATTTCCCGCCTAATACAGGTACCCAACTTGGTATGCTAAAATGTATTCTGTTTAATTGCCCAATCATCCAATTCAAAGCTTTTAAAATACTGTTTACTACGCTTTTTATTGAATACAGTAACCCATTAAAAGCTTGACTACCTACGTTTTGAATACTAGAGAACACCTGCAATAACCTATTTTTAATTGATTCAAAGATATTTATCAAAGTTGTCTGAAGACCTGTTGTTATGTTAACTAAAGTATTTCTTAAACCAGAAAAAGCAGAAGCACCAAAGTTTTTAATAGCAGTCCAATTATTAATGACGTAATTCTTGATTGCTCCCCATATCTGCATTGTAAACTCCTTTGTTATCGTCCATTGATTAATAATAAAATCCTTAGTAGTGCTCCATACAGAAGAAGCAAAATCTTTTATAGATGTCCAGTTATTAATTAAGAAAGTTTTAATGTCATTCCATAATTGTGAACTAAACTGCTTTGTTAATGTCCACTGATTTCTTATAAAATCGTTAACCGCTGTCCAAATATTAAATCCGAAGTCTTTAATTAAATTCCACTGGTTGAAAAGAAAATCTTTTATCGCTCCCCATACACTTATAACAAAAGTTCTTAAATCAATTTTGCCTTTGATTAAATCGCTTATATTTGTCCATATATTCCCTGCAAATGTTTTTATGTTTTGCCATGTGCCAATGACAAAGTCAGATATACTCTTCCATATGTTTATCGTAAATTGTTTTATATTCTGCCATGTTCCTGAGACAAAATTGTATATATTCAAGAAAATATTTTTTGCAAATTGTAATAGATTACTCCATAAATTTACTACAAAATCTACAGTTGCCTTAGTCGTTTCAACTGAAAATGTAAAAATGTTTCTGAAAGTACCTACTACAAAATCTTTTAGAGCTTTCAATATATCAACAGTTAAAGTTTTCGCATTCCCCCATATCGTGCCTATTAACTGCCCTACAGGCGCTAGATATGGTCCTACATTCGTTCTTAACCAATCCCAAGTATTCCCCACTTTTTCTTTAATCCAATCCCATACAGTACCTGTTTTCTCTTTAATCCAATCCCATGTGGTACCTGTTTTTTGTTTAATCCAATCCCATGCATTCGCAAAACCTTGCTTAATCCAGTCCCAAAAGCCAGCAAGTGTAGGCTTTACTTGTTCTATTGCGCTTAAATCAATGCCAGGCATTTTTGCTAAATCGCCTAAATTCCCTAAACCACCAATTTCACCTAATTCCGGCATTTGTGGTTCAGTGCTGCTTATATCTTCCATAACAGAATGTATTTCGTCAAATGACTGTAGGTTATCATGTGCCGCTTTGCTTGCCTTTTTAGTCTTATCTGACAAATCCCCCATATTATCTGCGGCTGTTTTTGTATATTCAGCGCTATCAGCAAACTGTTTATTCTGTGCTTCCATTACTTTTTCTAAATTTGCTTTTTCTACACTTGATACATATTTCATCCATAAACCTATTCCTGCGGTAAGTGCTGCTGATACTCCTATTATAGCCCAACCCAATGGCCCTAACGCCGCCCATACCGAATATAACGCTGTTCGTATTGTCTGTAATACTCCAACGTGAGTTATCCCCGCCATAGATGCAAGATGTAGCTGAAGGCGGTATATTTGTACTGCCCTTGCAACGAAATTAAGTATGCCGGATGTTGCGACTGCTTCCCCACGTAACACTGCCATTACAAAAGCAAGACCACTAACGGCTTTTTGAGCAAGTGTTATAATCAATGTTGCTAATTTAAACGATAAAAAGGCCGTCGCTGCTCCTAGCACTATCGGCCTTATTATCGCCCAGTTTCTTGCTATACTCTGCGCTACTGCCCTTGCAGTGTTCCAAAAGCCTCGCAATATCGACGTTATTGTCGATATTACCCCAGCAAATTCAGCACCAAACATTTTAGTCAAGGCTGCATTCAAGCCAAACTGACGGAAGGTGTTATAAAACTCCGTTGCCCATTCCCTTACTCCTTGCAGCCAGCGAACTAATCCTTTGAACAAATTAGAAGTCAACGCCCCTATTGTCATTCGCCAAACATCTCGAATAGTTGAAGTTACGCCTTCCCATGTGTTCTCCATATTCTGCATCATATTCGGAAAGCGTTTCTCCATGCCTTCAACTAGTATCTGTATAGCTTGATTCGCCGGGATAAGACCTTTTTCGGAAAGTTTCATGACCTCGGCGGTGGATTTGCCCATCGCCTCGGCCAGTATCTCCCAGGCCGGTATCCCTGCCTCGGTCAACTGGCGCATCTCCTCGCCGCTCACCTTCGATTTCGCCCTCATCTGGCCCAGGGCAAGAGTAATCCGGTCAATACCTTCTTTGCCCAGGCCTAAGCCCGCAGCGGCATCGCCGACAGCTCGCAAAGTTGGCAAGACCTCTTCGGCAGCAAAGCCCATGGCCATCATGCGCTTGGCCGCATCCAGCAGTTCGGGGTACTCAAACGGTGTCCTAGCGGCAAAAGCAGCCATTTCGTCCAAGAAAGCCTGAGCCTTCTCCGCGCTACCTAGCATAGTAGTAAAGCCAATCTGAGCCTGCTCCATCATGGCATTGAAGTTTACTGCTTCACCTACTACGGTCTGAAAGCCTCGGCGTATAGCTTCGAATAAACCCATGCCCAGAGTAAAGGAGAGCGCATTTTTAAATATATCGCCAATCCTAAGCCCAGCAGCCTTGGCCTGCTTTTCAGCTTGAGCCAAGTCTTTATTAAACTGGGAAAAGTCAGCACCAAGCCTTACTATCAATTCTCCTATAGTCATTTTTTCACCACCTTTTAAAAGAAAAAAGAAGGAATTTTGATGATTTTGTAGAAATTATTAGTATACAAAAACAGGGGAGGTATAAAACATGTTCCAAAAAAGTAAGATTGTTTTTTTAATCTCCACGCTGTTAGTACTTTTATTTTTGTTAGCAGGTTGTGGAGGCCCAAGTTCAACTACTAACACCAATTCAAGTAACACTCAAAAAGAACAAGTTAAAGAATTTTACCAAGTAGGAGAAACTGCTGCAATTAATGGAACAGAAATAACAGTATTAAAAGTTGAAAAATCAAAAGGTACTGAATTTGATAAACCTAAAAGCGGTATGGAGTTCGTAATTGTTACTGTAAAGATAAAGAACACAGGTAAAGACAAACTATCCTACAATCCACTTTACTTTAAAATGCAAAATAGCAAAGGTCAAATAACCGACATAGCATTTTCAACTATAAATCAAGATACCGCATTGCAATCGGGGGACCTTGCCCCTGGCGGCGAAGTAGAAGGAACCTTAATTTTTGAAGAACCAATCAATGATTCAGGTTTAATACTACAATATCAGAATAATATATTTAGCAAGGAAGCAAAATTGCAATTTAAATTAAATCAATGAACGTGAAAGGAGAATTTTTATGAAAATAGCATCAGGTATAATTTCTTTGTTATTTGCAGTTATCATATTTTTCCAGTCATCAGTCGCTTATCTAGGCGGTTCAGTCTTTGACGAAGAATCAACAGCACAAGGAGGAAGTGTAGGTATCTTAGTTGCTCTCATGTATATAATCGGAGGTGCATTTGCATTTAAATTGCCAAAAGTGGCTATGGTATTTTCTATTATAGCAGGGATTCTTGGCATCGCTGTTGGTACAACAACTCCATATAAGGACATGACTGTTTGGGGAGTTATCGCTCTAATTCTTGCTGTAATGGAATTCTTTGCAGGACGCAAACCACAAAAAGTAGATAAACATGCTTAATCACCATGGGCCTTTTAGGCCCTTTTCTTTTGCCTCTTCAATTAATTCATCCCATTGCTTTCCTTCCTGTTGTTCTCCTGTTAGTTTTTTAAATCTCTTTTTCAATTCTTCTCCTAAAAAATCATCAGGCTCTACTGACTTAGGCTTCTTCTTGCTAAACATTCCTGCTATAGTAGCTATGGCATTTGTAATAACGGAAGCAATAAAAGCCCACTTATTACGCATTTCTGAATATTCCTGCAAAAATCTCTGTCTTTCTAATTCTTTTAAAATCGCAATTAACTCAGAAGGTCGCAATTCCCTCATTTCATCTATTGTCCATCCAAATTCACGAGCCAAGAGAACTATTGTTTCTGCATTAAGCCAGTCTGAGCCAATGTCAGCATTGGTTTCAATAGTTTCTTGAGACCTAAAAAATTTACGTCAATAAAGGCCTCCAACAAAGCTTCAATTTCGCTCATGTAGGCATTTTTTATATCATCTTTTGTAAGTTCAGGAAAGATTATCGGTAATTTTTTATAAAGCAAATCAAAATCTAAATCACTGAATTCTTTGAAATCAATATTGGCTATCTTGCCCTTGCTAGATGGAAAAAGTTCGGTAATTAGTTTTTCTAATTCCCCTATTCTCTTTTCCTCAACCCTAATTTCTTTTCCCGCAAAAGATACAACTTTATTGCGCATGTTTACCCTCCTCTTTAATTACTTTAATCGGTCCTAAACCTGTGAAAGTAATTTCTGCCTTGTTAATTTTATTTGTACTTCCCTCTAAATTAGTCGGGATTTCTACATAACCTTCTATGCAATCTAGTTTACTTCCAGAAGAGATAAACAGTCTTATAAAAGCTATTCTGCCTTTGTTTTTAAAAAATGTTTCACTACCCCAAAAAGCTTCTGCTGTTATTCTCCAGCCTGTAATAAAGTTGTGCTCTTCTGGCATTTCATTGCTAATTCCATTACTAAAAGTTAGTGTAGATTGATTATCGACCTCTACCTCCCACAAAAAAACTACGCCTTCTTGTGTCATGTCAATGTCATCTGGTTCTTTTTCTAAAGAGGCAGGAGCAGCCTTTAAAATGTAGACTGCTCCTATTTTCCCTTTTACCATATTAAATCCCCTATACTGCTGTAGATGGTGCTGTAGCTAATCCTTCTACATTTGGCTTGCCACTACCCTTAAAATCAAAAGAAATGCTAACTTTGTCGTCTACAGGAGTATCAATATTAGCACTTAATTTGGCTTTGCCACTGAATTTCACTGCGTTATTAACATGTAGTTCAATTTCAACTAAAGTTTTATTTAGTATTGCATTAATAATAGCTACCTGCCCACCGACATCGTCTGGATTAAAATTGCCTTCAAAACTACCATCCCATTCTCCTAAGCCATTGATAAATTCTTTCCACCCATTACTATCAAAATTTGTTACGTCTATTTCATCTACATTTATATTTAATGACCATTTCGCTATTTCTAATACTTTCGTTGATGTCGTCGCCCCTGCTGGTTTAACATAAACAGCACCGCCATAACCTACAATTGCCAATTTAACCAACCTCCTTAATCACTCTAAAATTTACAACAAAAATAGCCCTCCCGTTTTTATCTCGCTCAAGAAAGAAAGGGCTTTGCTTCGCCTGAATAAGTAAATATCTTACGTTGTTTATGACCTGTTCTGATACACCGTGTAAAACCCGTACTGTCTGCTCAATCTTTTGCCTGCCCGCAGGATAACTCTTGTTTCTGACTAAAACCTGCAAGCCCGGATATTCTAAGTTTGCATCTGTTAAATCCTGCGGTTCACCTGCGTATTCAAACAATGCGATACAATTATCCGGACTTACTGGCAGCTGCCCCTTGAATATGTCCGTGCCAACTACACCAACACCTTGCTGCTGCAGATACAAGGCAATATCATCTAGCAGCACATCGGCATCACCCTCCCCTTTACCGCTCATTTTTTAATGCTCGTTTAACAGCATTTTTGATAAATTTTTCGTATCGTGCCTTATTTTCATTAAATGGGTCTTCCAAATATTTTGCCTTGCCTCCCTTTGGATGATTAAAATCCAGCCTCTCATGCTGTACTATTGCATAAGGCAGGTCATACCCAACAGAATGATAAACTTCAGCACCCTCATGCTTGAGCGGGCTAACAGAACAGTTGCTTCTTAAATCGCCTGTATCGATTGGAGCTTGATTGGCGCTTTTCCCTTGCAAATCTGCAGCGCATTTCTGGAGTGCTCCCGCTCCTGCACCAAGTGCAACCTTTATCGCTTCATCTCCTCGCCATTTCAAGATATATCCCTTGGCCATTATAAAGCCACCTCGTAATAAACAATATTGCCGTCAAGGTCTACAATCTCGCTGACGGCAATAACTGTATATTCTATACCTTTATATTCAACTTTATCATCTGGACCTATCGGTTCAATACAATACATTCTTGCTTCTGACACTACTTCATTACCTTGTTTATCTCTAACAAGCCTTCGTTTCATTTCAAACCTACATGGTATATTTTTTGTGCTTACAATCGGTTCTCCATATTCGTTATAACCAGTTGTAGATTTTAATACTGCAGTTTGATTTAAATAATCTTTTATCATTTAATCACCACCAATAAAAAAGAGCAATCTAAATAATAGCGACTGCCCCTGCAATATAAGGCTTTAACAATTCATAAGCTTCCTTACTGTATAATTTGCCAAGTCCTTTGTATTCTTCGCTTACATTTCCGAAGTCCACTTGCACTACGTTTTGTTCCTGCAGCTTTGCCCTTGTGCTATTGCCATACTTGAGCAATGCAAGTGCTTCTTCACATTGTGCAGCCTTCACTTCTTCTGGGACTTTATCCTGCACAATATAAGCAAGCGTATAATCAAAGTTAAATTGTCTTTCTCGTGGATATAGTGGCATCCCTACCGCTGGCAAAGCTCTTGGAAACTGCAATACCTGCGTATCTGGGTCCGCTTTAATTCCCTTGAATTGCAGTCGTTCAATCCTTCTACATGCCGTTAAGAGTGCTTTTTCTTTCGTTGCTGTGTCTGCGTTGTCCCACTCATCTGTGTAAAGTCGTTCTGAGAAATATTGCTCGGCTTCGTCGATTGTGACATAGCTGTTGATTCCGACTTGGATTGCCATACAGGATCATCCTCCACTTTATAGCCATTCTCCTTAAACCACATGAGCAGCCATCTATCTTCTGTTTCTCCCGTGCCATTTACAAAGGATACACCGGCCACAACACCAGTGTATCCTTTGTTAGGTGCAAAAACCTTAGCCATTATTTCACCTTTATATTTCTTAATACTCCGGCTACTCTTGTGGCTTTCAAAGCGACGGCCGCAATCATTTCGACTTCACCTTTCTTGACAGCGCCCGGTTGATTGAAATCAGGAAGATACGTCTTTATTATTTTGTTTCCTGTCACAGTTACACCATGAAAACCGTCTAATCCTAACCTTACAGCATATAAATCTGTAAGCCCTGTTACAACATTTACTCCATCTGGTGCCCTTGTATCTACGATTGGGACTACTGGTACAGTAGTTCCAACGTCATTTACATAATATCCTAAATCAACTAATGGTATACCATCATAAGCATCAACTTTTCTTCCAAATGCATCTTCTGATTGGGTAAGGTATCCTGCTCTTCTTGCTACCGCTTTTATTTTTGCAATCAGTTTTGAATTACCCATCAACATGGATGGTTTACCATCAAGCTCGGACAGAAACTCATCTAGCATATCTAAAAATAGCTTGTAGTTAGTATCTATAGCATTAGATGTAGATAAATCAATATAGTTATTTACATTGAATTCAGTAGAGCTACCCACAAGAGCTTTATTTAAACCATCAAAGGCATTTGCATCTACAGCAGAGTCGCCATTCACTACAGTATAGTGGAATAAGTTAGTTGCAGCGATAATTTTCTGTTGTAATTGAAATTTTACCTCATCTATTGCACCAGAAGTATCTGCGATAACTCTATCTATTTCAAAAGCACCACCAAAGATTTTTAGTGTTACAGTATACATTTTTCTTACAGCTTCTTGCGTGGTATATTCAGTGTTTATTGCTCTAAATCCAGCTTTTGCAGGTGTTTTAAGTCTCATATATCCATAAGTAAGTGTGCTACCACCAGTTCCAGGGCTCACGGCGTCATCAAAAATCATCTGGTCTAATAATAAAGAGCTTCTTCTAAATTCGTCAATTACCATTTGGTCTACTTTATCAGCCATTCCAACTTTCGCTTGCGCTAATGTCAATGCCATACTAATTCAACCTCCTATTTCTTGTAATATAATCTCAAAGCATCATCTAAAGTTTTAATTTCATCAAAATTATTCTTTTGCGAGGGATTTGTCCCACTGCCTATTTTGCTAGGCTGGATATTAAGAAGCTTTTTTAGTTCTTCTACATCTTGTCTTATTTCTTCTTCTGTTGTTCCAAAAATGCGATTTGCCCAAGATTTAGGGAGTCCCATTTCGTCTAAAATTCTCAATTTTGTTGCTTCAAGCCTAGCCTCTGCAGCTTCTCTTTCTTTTTCTAAGAGCTGTCTTTCATATTCAGCTAATTTAGCTTGCAGTTTCTCCTGTTCTGTCATTTGAGACTCCTTTATCTTTTGTAATTCCTCAGCAGCCTTTTTAAACTGCTCATAATCCTTGTATTTTTCTCTTTCTCTTTTAAGCCTCTCTGCAATGATTTTTTCAAGCTCTTCCTGCGTAAAAGTTTTTTGCTGCTGAGTAACATTATCCGCTGTTTGATTAGTATCATGAGCGCCCTGCCCAGCGTCAGCAGGATTGCCTTGTATTGTTTTATTCATATCATCAACCATTATCTTTACCTCCTTTTATTCCAGCGATTAACCGCTCGCTGTCAGCGTAAGTTTTTATGCAAAAATAAAAGCACTCTTGATTGAGTGCTTATCAGCTATTTTGTTTTGGCTTCATGCCTGCAAGTTTGAGTATGCTCTCAGGTGGCTCTTCATCAAGCATATTGCGGTATAAACTCACAAGCTTTTTAGCTGCTTTGCGTTTTTCTTCCATTGGTGCATCTACGCCTCCACGAGCTCCAGCCAAAGCTGCAGCTGCTGCATGAATGCCATTTCTGTTTAAAGTACCATCAGGTTCACGGACTGGCAGTTTACACTGCTCCTTACTTGTATATTCGCTTTTCGGCACAAGATGTATCAAACAAGCATTCCACCATTGTTCTTTATCATAGTCACTTTCACTAAAATTGCTCCATTGCTTATTAGACACCTTCTCAGCCACTTGGTACTCACCTCCTTGTAAGAAGGCATAAAAATACCGCCCTGGCATATCGTGCCTTGGCGGTTACTCTTGACGGTTACTAATGAGCTATTACCTCAAGCTCAGTTACAATATCCTTAATCGGCTTTCCGTCCAGTTTGAAATTATTAATAAAGTCATCAATTCCGTTAAATGTTTGCTCCGTCTCTTGTTTAAAACTTTCTGCGATGTTTATTTTCTCGCCATCATAATCCAAAGAATATTCTTCCCCGTTATATTGGAATATTATCTCTCCAACATCGTCTATATCAGTTATAAATTCTTTAAGATTTTTGTATTTATCATAAGGCATCATACATCATCACCATCCCATATATCCTTTATAAACTCTTTTTCCTGTTCTGTAGGCTTACGCCATTTTTTCGACCGTTTGCCATCAATCCATTCATGTACATGTGGTACATCATGTGCCCATGGCTTATTATGGTCTGTAAGGTCAATATCTATTTCCGCATTTCCTTTTTCATCGTAAAATCTCCTCTGAATTATTTTATTCAATTTGGGATTAATTAAGTCTATAACTGCATTAGGAAAAGCTTTTGTGCTTTTGTTTGCGGTACCTTTAATAGTAATTATACCACGTTCATCGTCAATTTTCACTATGTTGTTTATATTCAAATTTGCAAGGTATTTATCCAACTCATTCAAATAATGTTTATCGATATTGTTTATCTTGTCACCTACTTTTTCATAGCTCTTTTTCAATTTTCCAGCAGCTTTTAGCCGTTCTATCAATGGAGCTTGCTCATTGTAAAGCACTTCCCTTGCTCTTCGCCTGATAGTCTGTATTGTTACCTTATCACGCATTTCTTTGTAGTCCTGCTTCTCTTTTTCGCTTCTCGGATCCTCGGTTAATGATGTATTACTATACTTTTCTGTTTCTTCAGCATTAGGGTCAAGTTCTCGCACATATGGCATTAATACATGTCTACAGTTCGGATGACGGGGAATAACTACGCCATCTTCCCCATATTTCGGATATCTCTTATCTTTGCCTGAAAGGCTGTATACTTTGCCTTGAATTGGAGCACATAAATGACATGTCGGATAGTGTGTAGAAATTTTCACCAAATCAATATCGAATTCCTGGCAGGCATTAATTGTCGCAACTGTTGCTGCTTCTCTCGTTAGTGTCCTTGCAACCATTTCGGCATAACTATCAAGTCGCCATTCTCTGCCTAACCTGTCTTTAAATCCTGTTAGCCCTTTACTAAGCAAGTCCTCCATCAAATTCTTTTTCATTTGCTGCCATGTCTCACCGCTAACATATTTCCTGCCTGCTGCTTCTAAACTTGCTTTTCTAAAATAATCATCAAATTTACGCCCCACAAATTGAGTTGCATCTCTAAGATTGTCATAAAGGTTTTGCGCTAATACATCTATAGCTCTCTGATGTATTTGACTAAAACTCGGATTTTGTATTGCCTCACCTTTTAATTGTTTAATAAATGCCATTACTTCAACATAATTTTTCTGATATATTTTTGGTACATTTTCCTCAATCCACTTTGCAGCGTTTTGGTCCAACTGCTCTAAAATCTCAATAATCTGCTTCAATATGTCTTTGAAATACACTGTATTCTGCTTCTTTGCTTCTTTTTCCAATATGACCTTGAGCACATTCAAAAAGCCCTGCCGATAAAGTTCGACAAGGCTTTGTATTAGTTTTTCTTCATCAAAGTTAGGCATTTATATCACTCACTTTGTTGTTGCTGATTCTGTTGTGTTTGTAATGTTGTTGTAAATAGTGCCGGTGTTTCCTGTGCTGTTTCAACTGCTATCTTTGCTAATTCTTGTTTTAAAGTCTCTGCATCAAATTCAAATAAATGCTTTAAAGCTGTTTCTCTGCTAATAAGCCCGTTTTGAACAAGCATTGAATAGATTTCTGCCTGCTCTTTTTCGTCATCTGGTAATCCATCGTTCCAAGCTATATTAATTGTCTCTAGTTCTATTCCATTGCCATATAAAGCCTCTAATTTGCTTGCAAGCCATAAAACTTTCTTTATAGCAGGGTCAAACCTCATGCGTATTCGGTTTACTTTTGCTAAAGGTGCCATCATTAACCTTCTCAATGCACTTCCGCTTTCTGCTAAACCCTGTTTAAGTTGCCCAAAAGCTGCTGCTGATGTCTCTGATAGCGCATAAAATTGCTCCATTAGCAGGTCTATTTCTCTAAATGCAGCATCAAGCTTCCCATCCCACACCACATAACCCGGTGGTTGTTCGCCTTGTTCTACAGGAAAATATTTTCCTCCTCCTCTGACAACCCACTCACCAAGCTCGTTTTGTTCAAGTGCTGCAGCAGGTCCATACATATTAGGGTCTGCGTGCTTGTCAAGGATTCGGCTAATTTGTGCAATTCTAATTTCAATCTCTTGAATAATACTATCAAGGTCGCTGTAATCATCAAGTCCGTATATTCTGTCGCTTGTCTGCATATTATGGACGGGTACCACTAAGAAATCATCAATTCCCGTATATATTTCCGGTTCTAAATCCGGGTAAAAAGTTTTTATATCAATTTCGTTTTTTATGGTTCCATCTTTCAATTCAAAAAGTCTATTTGTGATTTTACCTCTTTCGTGTATTTCAAGTCTAAGATAAGTGGTCTTTTTGTCCTTGCTTAGCAACGTCGGCGTCGGCACTTCGAATGTCCAAGCTATGATGTGAGCTTGCACATCTTTTATGTTGTCTGCAGTCACAACAGGAAACCAAAGCGATGGTGGAACTGCTTCTATAATTGCTCTTTTATCATATCTCGTTTTAAATATGCCATCGCCATATCTGCTCAAATCTATTGCTACTTCGTAAGCTGTGTTTAAAAAGTTATTGCTTTTGATAATTTTGTCTAACTGTTCCTGCTCTTTACTTCCTGTTTCTCCTGCTGTTATTCTAGGTGGTTCTCCAAGAAGTAGGTCAGCCCACAATGTTGATAAACGTCTTGGCCAATTTAAAATAATTTCAAGTGTTGCTTTTTTGTCATCTCTGAGTAATCTTATCCAATCTTTAAATACAAGTTCATGTCTGCCTTCAAAGAGCTTCCTATTTTGGTCATATCGTTGTAATCTTTCCATTTCACTGTCTGGAGGCCACTTCTGCCCAATATTAAAATAACTCAAGTCGGTTATCATCATATCACCGCCTTATTATACGAAACTAAACTTTCGCCTAATTACCATCCTCTTGGTTTATTTACTATTGGCTTAGCATTTTTCATATCATCCTCTAATGCATACCTAACAGCATCGATACTGTGATTATTTTTATCAGGATATTCAGCTTTAAAATTGCCATTGTTGTCTTTTTCAAGCTCATAGTTTATAAACTCTCGCAATGTATTTGGACATCGCTCAGGGTCAATTATTATCTCTTCAAGATCTTGCAAAAATTTTATTCCATACTCGACGCTGTCCGGCCCCTTTTTTGCTCCCTTTATGTTGATTTCATAACCGCGCAATTCAGCTATTGATTTTGGCTCTGCACTATCCGCAACCACCAACTTATTACCTTTGTTTTCTTGCTTTATTAACTCTGCCAGCTTTCTATTACTTAAACCAACCTGATATACTTCATGAAATATATACAGTCGCCGTCTTGTTTTATCAAAATGGCATACAACATAAGCAGCTGGATCAACTGCATAACCAAAGTCAAGGCCTCTTCTTATCCTGTCAAACATCTTTATCTCATCATCGCTTATTTTTCTTGCTATTACGTTTGTAAATACTTCTCCGCCTGTTCCTGTTACCTCGCCTAAATACTCGTGCCGATATGCTTTCTCGTTAACCTTTTTAAGGTGCTCTGCCTCAATAAAAAACTGCTCCCCAAGCCATTCTCGAGGAACAGTTAAATACGTGCTATGATGAACTTTTCTGTCTGGCCTTTCAATCAATATTTCCTCATTAACCCAAGCATTAACCCTGTTAGGCGGATTGTAAGTGTAAAAGACGACAAATTGCTCTCCGCCACGCATTAAGGACTGATTGATAATTCGTATTTCCTCCATGCCATTGAATTCGTCTACTTCTTCATACCAGATATACTTCACATAACCCCGGCTAACTTTGATTGATTTAATTTTCCTTGGCTTGTCCGCTCCCCTGAACAATATCTTTTGACCTGTCGGGATATAGGTAAGTTCCATCGGGTTATGCTTAATATCCCAATACTCTGCTACTTTTAACTTTTCTATCGCCCAAACTAGCTGCTCAAATACGCTGTCCTTTATTGTTTCTTTAACCTTTCGCAGGGCCACGGCATTGGCATTGGGATCTTTCATTATGCCAAGGATAATTTCCAGGCTGACAAAAGATGATTTTGTACTGCCTCTACCACCTTTGAGCCAGTAATGAGTGTATCTATTATGCTTTATATCGTTGTGTATCTCATAAAACGAAGGTGCTATTAATTCGCTTAATTTAACCTTCGCTATTGCCATTTTCATCTTCCTCTATATCGTCTACTATCACAACGCCTAAATTGCCACTAACATCAACCTTATCTGTAAACAGCATGTACCTTTTACCAAGCAGTTCTGCGGCTTTCACTCTTTCTTTTGCAGCTACTTGCTTTTTCACAATTTTAGCTTCGCTAATAAAATCACCTTTATTTTCAACTACGACTGTTTCCTCTGTTTCTTCTCCCCGCATAACTCTTGTGAGAAATTCTAAAACCTCGTTTTGTGAGGCAATGCGCTCGTTGTCCTTCTTTTGAAGCTTTTCTTTAATAAAAACCTCAAGTTTCCTCAAGTTTTGATTGCCTATTACCTCGAAACCATGATTATTTTTGCATTTATAGCCTGCTTTTCTTGCTGCTTCAGCTGCATTTCCTGTTTCGATGTAATAATCAATAAACCGTTTTTGTTTTTCAGTAAGTTTCACATCACCTCACCACCTCAATGCATGAAAAAAGAGCCCTGTTAGAGCTCTCTACATATTACATTATATCACACAAAAGTGTATCATTTAGTCTCATCTTTTCTTAATTTTTCTAATACTTCTTTATGTATTCTATGTATTTGCGCCCAACTGTAGTTCATCTCATCGCATATTTCTGCCCAGCTCTTGCCATATATATACCTCAACCTTATCAGCAGTTTTTCTCTTTCATCCAGTTTTTTTATTGCCTTTTCTATCTCGTTTAGCTTTTTATAACTTTCTTGCAATTTTTTATTTATTTCTTCCTCTACTTCCATTTTCTTTATAATCAAATCCCCCATCACATCTCTATTACCCGTTCTGGATACCGCCACTAGCGTATACCGTGTTGTAATTCTTTGTAACTGCGCATCTATCTCTAACAATTTCTCTTCTAGCTTTTCTATGTTTTTAAGAATCCACCTATATTGCATTAAATCGTATTTTGTCATCTTTCAACCACCTTAACTTTT